AGTCAATTAGCAGATGCAATAGGTGGACAAGAACAGCAACCTGTTCAAGCATATGTGGTTTCTAATGATGTTACAACAGCACAAGGGTTAGAAAGAAATATTGTTGAGGGTGCTACTATATAAATACAAAATTTTTAATTAAATACGTTATATTATTATGAAGATTATAGAATTAGTCTTAGACGAAAATCACGAAGATACAGGTATAGAGGCAATATCAATAGTGGAAAACCCCGCTATTGAAGAAGATTTTATTGCATTAAAGTCAGATGAAATAAAACTTGCTGAAATATCTAAAGAGAAAAAATTATTAATGGGTGCTTTACTTGTACCAAATAAACCTATTTATAGGCAAACAGGAGAAGATGAATATTATATTTATTTTTCTAAAAATACAATAGAAAAGGCATCTCAATTATATTTAAAAAATGGTAACCAAAATAACTCAACATTAGAACACCAACATCAATTAAGTGGTTTAACACTTGTTGAATCTTGGATAGTTGAAGATGATGTAAAAGACAAAAGTAGATTATACAATATGAATGTACCTATTGGTACTTGGATGGGTACTGTAAAGGTAAATAACGATGAGGTATGGAATGAGTACATTAAAACTAATAAAGTTAAAGGTTTTAGTATAGAGGGATATTTTGCTGATAAAATGGAACGACCTAAAGAATCAATTGAAGAAAAAATGGAGGTTGAAGCTAATAAATTACTTAAATCAATAAAAAATATTATTAGTGAGAATTAAAAAAAAAATAAATCCAAATAGTCCTTATTTTATACCCGCAAGAGGTGGTCGTATAGGAGGTAGGAGAGCTTGTTTGTGTGTTGATACAAACGATTATTCTATTGAATGTTGCGATGGTAGTTTATGGGCGCAAGGTATTGGTTCAATATCAAGAACAAATTGAAAATGCAAAATTTTAAATAAACCACGTTATATAAATAATTATGAAATCTACTGAAATGTTAGACAAAATCAAGACACTTTTAAACATCGAGGTGAAACTTGAAGAAATGAAATTAGAGAATGGTACAGTTGTCGAAGCTGAATCATTTGAAAAAGGTAAAGACATTTTCATTGTTACAGATGATGAAAAAGTTGCCCTACCGGTAGGCGAATATATCCTAGAAGATTCTCGACTTATAGTTGTAGAAGAAGAGGGGAAAATCGCAGATGTTAGAAACGTATCTGATGAGGTACCACAAAAAGAAAAAAATATGGATAAAGAAATTACTGAAGACTTAGATTACAAAGACGAAGAAATGAGAGACGATGGCAAAGAAGCTGCTGTTAATGATTGGGAGGGTATGGAAAAAAGAATTAAAAATCTTGAAGATGCCATAGCTGACCTTAAATCTAAAATGGGAGAAAAAGATGTTAAAGTTTCTGAGGAGGACAAAGAAGAACTTAAACAAGAAGTTAAAGAGGAAGTAAACGAACAGTTAAAAGAAGAATTATCTCAACCTGCATCTGCACCTATTAAACATACACCAGAGGTAGGTAACAAACAAAAACAAAATTTTAGAATTAGTCCTAACAGGCGACCTTCTACTATGGACTATATCTTAAATCAATTAAATAAATAAAATTAAAATTCCAAAATTATGCCACAACCAACTATCACAACTACTTACGCAGGAGAATTTGCAGGTAAGTACATTGCTGCCGCTCTATTGAGTGGTAACACTTTAAGTCAGGGTGCAATTGAGATTAAACCAAATATCAAATTTAAAGAAGTTATGAAAAAAGTAGTTACTTCTGGTTTAATTACAGATGACTCTTGTGACTTCACATCTGCTGGGTCTGTAACACTTACAGAAAGAATAATCCAGCCAGACCAATTTCAAGTAAATCTTGAATTATGTAAAACACCTTTTGAATCAGATTGGGGTGCAGTATCTATGGGATATTCTGCATTTGATAACCTACCTCCTGATTTTTCAAGTTTTTTAATCGCTCACGTTGCAGAACAAGTATCTGCTTCTACAGAAAGCAATATCTGGCAAGGTAACCTAGGTGGTGCTGTAGCAGGAGAATTCAATGGATTCACCACTTTGGCTACTGCTGATGCTGATGTAGTTGATGTTGCCGCTGTAGGTGGAGGAGTAAATTCAGGAAATGTTATCGCTGAATTAGGAAAAATTGTTGATGCTATACCAAGCACATTATACAATAAAGATGATATGTTTATCTATGTATCTCAAAATATCGCTAAAGCATATGTTAGAGCTTTAGGTGGATATGCTGCTTTATCTAATGTTGCAGGAACTGAAAATGTAGGTTCTGTTGGTGCAAATGGTATCGATGGAAGAGGAACACTATGGTATGGTGGAGGTGAAAACCTTTCTATCGATGGTGTAAAAATCTTTGTTGCTAATGGATTACCAAATAACTATGCAATGGCTGCACAAAGAAGTAATTTATACTTCGGAACAGGATTAATGTCTGACTATAACCTAGTTAAATTAATCGATATGGCTGACATAGATGGTAGTAAAAATGTTAGAGTAATAATGAGATTTACTGCAGGAGTACAGTATGGAATAGGTTCTGAAATAGTTCTTTATTCTTAATAAATAAATTAACCAAAATAAGGGTAGGTGGGTAAATGCCTACTTACCCTTTTTTTAATAAAAAAAAATAATTATGGCTTGTACATTATCTACCGGAAGAAAAGTCCCGTGTAAAAGTGCCTTTGGAGGCATAAAAAGTGTATATTTTGCAGATTTTGGTAGTTTAACTGCTGTAACTGTGGATTCTACTACTAAACAAGTAACTACTTTAACAGGTAGTCCAACTTGGTATGAATATGATGTAAAAGGTAATTCCTCTTTAGAAAGTACTGTAACAAGTTCTAGAGAAAATGGAACTACTTTTTTTACACAAACTTTAAATTTAACTTTAACTTACTTAGATGCTAAAACTCAAGCTGAAATTCAAGTGCTTGCAGTAGGTAGACCTTATATTGTGGTTGAAGATTATTATGGAAACCAATTTTTATGTGGATTCGAGAATGGATGTGAATTGACTTCAGGAACTACGGTTACTGGGGCTGCCGCAGGAGACCTCTCAGGATTTACTATGGTGTTTGAAGCGATGGAAGAAACAGCACCATATTTCCTAGATTCAGGATTAGTAACTGGCGATGCTACACAAATCGACCCAACAGCATAATCCTAATTTATATATTTGAAATTAAGCACTCTTATGGGGTGCTTTTTTTTTGATTTTTAATTTCTACAAAATAAGTTAATTAATACGTTATATAGGTAATGATAGTTTTTACTACAACAACATCAGCACAAACATTTAAAATAATTCCAAGAACATATGGAGCTGAATTTACTATGTCTATTACAGATGATAGTACTAATATTCCAGTTTTTTATGAGATTAATAATGCAGTTACTGATGTTAATTATTTAAAATTTACACAGGCATTTAGCCCTGTATTGGTTGAAGGTCATTTTTACGATATTAGATTATACACAGATTATAATTTTTGGAACACTAATTATTTATTATGGGAAAATGATAATAGTTTATGGAATGTTGATAGACCTACAGATGCTACTATTTATAGAGATAGGATTTTCTGTACAGACCAACAAGTTGACCAAATGGAAGATGAATATTACGATATAAATTTGGATAAGTATAAGACTTTTAATTCCTTTGACAATACATATAAGGTATTTTAATTATGAAAAAAAATAGAAAAAGAGATAATTTAGGTAGGTTTACTAAAAATAGGTCAGAGTTTAGCTTTGTGAATTTAGCAACTTATACTAGTCCTGAAATTGTAGAGGTCAAAAATAAAGAATGGGTAAAATATGGTATTGACAACAACTATTTTCAATTTTTAATTGACAGATACAATGGTAGTCCTACAAATAATGCCTGTATTAATGGAATAAGTCAACAAATTTATGGCAAAGGTTTAAATGCAACTGATGCTAGTGACAAACCAATGGAATATGCACAAATGATAACATTATTAAAACCTGAAATGGTACAAAAAATATGTTATGATTTAAAATTAATGGGGCAAGCAGCCATACAAGTAATTTATTCAAAAGATAGAAATAGGATTGCACAATGTGAGCATTTTCCTATTGAAACATTAAGAGCTGAAAAAGCTGATGATAAAGGCGAAATAAATGGTTATTATTATTTTAATGATTGGACAAAAATTAAACCATCTGATAAACCTTTAAGAATACCTGCTTATGGTACAAGTAATCAAAATATAGAAATATATTATATAAAACCTTATAAGGCAGGATTTTATTATTATTCTCCTGTTGATTATCAAGGTGGATTACAATATTGCGAATTAGAAGAAGAAATTTCTAATTATCATTTAAACAATATAATGAATGGTCTTGCACCATCTATGCTTATTAACTTTAATAATGGTACACCAAATCAAGAGCAAAGAGAATTAATTGAACAACGTATAGCACAAAAATTTTCAGGTTCAAGTAATGCAGGTAAATTTATATTAGCTTTTAACGACAACAAAGAAAGCCAAGCTGAAATTACACCTGTACAATTATCAGATGCACATAATCAATACCAATTTTTAAGCGATGAATCAACTAAAAAAATATTAGTAGCGCATAGGGTGGTAAGTCCAATGTTATTAGGTATAAAAGATAATTCAGGTTTAGGAAATAATGCTGATGAAATTAAAACAGCATCCTTACTTATGGATAATACAGTTATTAGACCATTTCAAGAATTATTAATAGGATGTTTTGACAAATTACTTGCTTATAACGATATTGCTTTAAATCTTTATTTTATTACACTACAACCATTAGAATTTACTGAGGTTGACCCTACCATCCAAGATGAAGAAACAATTGAGGAGGAAACAGGGGTTAAATTATCAGAGGAGGAGTTAAAAATGATTGATGGTAAAAGGGCATACAAAACAAAAGAAGAAGCTGAAAAGGTTGCCAAAGAAAAAGGTTGTAATGGTTCCCACGAACACGAAGTCAATGGTGAGATTTGGTATATGCCTTGTATTAACCACGAAACTTTAAAAAGTCCTTGTTGGGATGGTTATGTAAAACGTGGTACAAAAATTAAAGATGGTAAAGAGGTAAATAATTGTGTAAAGGCAAAACAAGAACTTTCAGAAGATGAGGTTGAAGTTGTTTTAGGTTCTTTAGCTAGTAGTGCCATAAAGATGGATGAAAAATATGTTTTTGTAGATGAAGTGGGTGAAGATGAAAAAGTAAATAATGAAGATTGGGCAAATTATTTAATCAAAGAAAAAAAATCAACCTTAAGCAAAATAAGGGATGTTTTAGGTTTAAAGAGTGCTAGTGAAGATAATGTTGGAAGTGTAAATGATGGTTCAGCTTTTAGCTCCCTAGACAGCAAAAATGGTTTATATAAAATTAGATATAAATATGCTGAGGGAATGAAAAAAAATGGTAATTCGAGACCATTTTGTACAGAAATGATGAGATTATCTAATAGTGGTTTAGTATGGAGATTAGAAGATATTGACAATGCTAGTTTTGGCAAATTAGTTGTTGAAAATGGAAAAGGAGTTAGAAAAGATGAAAACGTAAATACAGATTTTAGACATAAACCAGACTTACCTTATAATATTTTTGAATTAAAAGGAGGAATATATTGTCAACATAAATGGGTTAAGGTGTTGTATAGGTTAGTAAGTAATACAGAGGTTTCTGAAAATTTAGATAATTATAAAAAAGTTAGAAGTATACCTAAATATGCACAAAAAAATCCAAGAGGAAGTAAAAAAGCAGGTATAGCAACAGATGAACAAAAAGGAAGAGGAGCTTATCCAAAATAAATAATAATTATGGCACAACCACTATTTATAAATAGAACAGATTTAATTCGTAATTCCATAATAGATGGAAATGTAGATACGAATAAATTTATATATTTCATAAA